AACTAATCCTGTTACCGCTTCACCGTCGCAAGTTCTCAATACTGAGATTGTAACAAGACCCGCAACTGATGTTCCAACTTCAGTCACAACACAATTAACTACTCCTGATAACTCAAGCGGATCCCATGTAAGTGTAGGAATCGCAGGATAGTCATTCATCTCGTTAGGATTCTTAAACTGATACCTGAGATTAACCATTCTCTTGACAGATCCATCAATACCGCTTAATCCTGACATATGAAATTCGGATAACTTAAACCCTTTGAATACTACTCCATCAGGTGAAGTTCCAAATATCTTACCGTCCACTGTAACTATAAACGCTCTGCCCAATACCTCGTTAAAGGTTCTCAGTGCAGGTAAGTTACACATGGCAAGTTCAAAACTTCCGGTGCCACTGTATTTGCCCTCACGAACAAATAGTTTTTCTCCAAGCGTGGTCTCCTGTATCACATCATCTTCACTGGTGGGCTCAATCGCCTGGAAGATGGGGAAAGGAAACATTGTCTTTGCATCGATAGCATCAACGTAATTCGCTTCTACGATTGCGTCGGCGTAGGTTGCAAATTGAAAGCTATCGAACGTGAATATGAGCATCGCATCTGCTCCTAGGTTGTCAAGGCAATTCCCTAAACCGGTATTACCAAGACTCGCTACGCAACTGTTATCATTGTATGTTGCCATTATATTAACATTTTTTATTTATTGTACCTAATTTTAATTCTAAGTTGTCAATCTCGATAGCGTCAATGCGATCAGTAAAGATGTTGCCCTCGTTTCCATATAATCCGGACCGACCCCAGAAGAGCCTGTCAATCTTATCGTGAGGAACTAAACCTTTGCCAATCTCAAGGAACTGTTTCGAGTCTATGAGTTTCTGTATTAGAAGCTCATATAGAGGTTGGAGAACTGTTCTGAATGTATTGTCATACCGTTCGGCAGCAGTCCAATCGGGATCTGTATTCGTACAGATAATGATATTCATGCTCGTAACTTCTGACTTTACAAATGAGGATTCACCATAACTTTCTGTGAAATCCTGCATTAATGCAATCAATGGGTATTTACTGTACTTCAAATTATCTGAGGTATCCCGTTCTTGTAATTGTTGGACCACATCAAGCGGATGTCCATGGATATAATACGGTGCTAATTCAGCTAATGCAGCCGGCTTTGATGCGTCATTTCTGACATCATCAACAATAGCACTAATTATATCGACCCAATAAATTGAACTCATATCCCAAATGAATTAATCGTTTCTTTAGTTGTAAATATCCAAAGATCGTAATCATCTTCGTTCTCTTTAAGGAAACGATAAGCCGACGGGGTCAAAGCATCGTCCGTCAACTTACCGTATATAGCAATATGTTCATTCCATGCATGCACCATCTTATCGGATGGGGTTATCCTTGCTGCGTTCTCTGACGCTGATAGGACCTCTCCAATACCCGATGTATGTGTAACTAAATCACGCATGTAATTGAAGTAAATGTAATAAGCAATAAGGCTAACTAAATCTGTATTGACAAGACCATTCCATTTAACGGTGTATTCACTTGCACCTGATTTAACAGTGTATTCGGCTCCATCTTTAAAGTCTACCCACCTTGCATCTGTGGGATTTGCAATGAAGTCTTTATACAAGTCATATCCGAGCAACTGCATTAATATTTCCTTCTCATATTTTGTAATATAAGAATCAATATTAGACAGTGTACCGTCCAACTTTTGGCTGGGCAGTGATATATCACCAACGAAATAAGTCTTATCAATTAAATTTGCCATTACTTATTATTCTTTGCGGTTGCCTCTTTATCAGTTTTATCATTAGGAGGTTTCACTTCCTTGGCTGGCTTCATGAGTTCTTTCTTTTCGGCTTTAAGCTTTTTAAGCTTTTCAATCTCCCCCACTAACTCCATGTTCTCAGCCTGAAATTTGATGACCTTCTTATTAAGCTGCTCTCTACTCTCATTGGTATAAATCTCAAGGACTTTGGCAACGCCTCTGGCCTCAAGTTTACGAGCGAAAGCAATCTTTAAAGTTTTCTCATCCCCTTTGCCGGATGTACCGAATTTCTGTGTAAACTTTACTTTTGCTTTCATGATTAAAGGTCTCCTATTTTCCCATCAATTGAACGAACCTTCGCTTTCTGAGTCCCGGTTCCTGTTATTCGTAACCTCAAGTATTTGTATAGGATTCCTGTACTGACGTCATTATAAATAAATGTTGTGTCAGAGGTAGTCCCTGTCCAGATTACAGTCGTGATTGTGGTAAATACGGTTCCATCCTGAGAGCCTGCTAATACGCAAGCATCAGTAGGGGTCCCGGATACAGAATCAAGAGTTACATGGATGTTATACCCTTGCAACTTATCCTTAGCTGCGAGGCTCCATTGGTAATCCCAGGCATCAGTATTAGTGATGGTATCTGAGGAGATTCCGGTGTAAGAGATATTGCTTGCGTTTCGTCCAATAGACTGCGTTACATCCTGAGCACTAACTGTTAGCACTAATGCAATGAGCGATATAAATAATATTATTTTTTTCATTGTATTTGGATTAAGCGATTAAAGCGTCAATTGCAGCGTCAATGTCAGTCACCTTATAGAAGGCGGTGGAATCAAGAGTCTTGACAAGCAAAGCAGCTCTCTTATTTGAAAGCATTCTCACGAGGTTCTTTGTGAAATCGGTATTAATCCAACCGAAAGTAATCTCCCAATTTGGATCGTTATGATATTCACCCTGGCGGAAGTCACCAAGTAGCATAGTGTTGGTGGTAACAAGTGAAGTTGGAATAACCTCAACAGGTCCAACAAAGACTCTCTCTCCCACGATTCTCACAAATGGAGGAAGCAGATAATTGTCATTGGCATCTTTGTTTGACAGCATTGCCCAAACATCCAGGTCATTCATCAGTACATAATCTGCCATATACTTAGAATCCTTACCACTTGAAATATAAGCAGCAATATAAGTAATCAGATCATAGATGTTTGCAGACTGAATTTTGTCTCCAATCATTGAACCGGGAAGGAAAGCTGTTGCGGTAGTTAATACTCCGGAAAGATGTGGAGATAATCCACTTCCTGAATATACTTCGCCTTCTTCAGCAAGATCGCAGTTTGTGATGATAAACTTTCTCAATAACCCTTCCAGGTAGTTGAAGTTTAAAATTGACTCACGAGATGCAGGTATGCTATCAGAGATGTTCCTGATTGACAGGTCATACTCAGTGAATTCGATCACTGACTCAGCAGTAGCGACTCCCTCAGTCCTTGCAGCAGCAGATCTTGTCTCAGCGCTCTGATCCACATAACGGATTGCTCCACCTGAATCGGAAGGAATGGAAAACTGACTGAATAAATCAGCAATCTTCGTTCTCCTGTGGGCTGGCTCATTCACTCCAGGGATACGAATCGCCTGTGTGTTATTGGTCCATGCGCCGGAGGTTGTAACTGTGGTCTTGATCATCAGCGGATTAACTACCAACTTGATGTCAGAGTCTTTACCTGCGTGAATTTCTTCAAAACCTTCTTTGTTCTCCTTGATCATATCAAAAACAGTAGCATCGATTGTTTTCTTGGATTCCTCCAGAGCTTTCATATCGGCTACAACCTTTTCAATCAATTCAGTTGCCTTTGTGACATCCTCTTTTGAAGCGAGTTCTTTGATACCATCGGCAAATTTGGCGGGTGTCATAAACCCATCCTTTGCCGCTTCCATTGAAACTTTGAATTCAGCCTTTACAGACTCATCAACTTTTTCAAGTATAGCTTGCAGTTGTTTTTCTTCTGGTGTCATTGTAAAATAATTTTGTGATTATTAATTGTATTAATTGCGTCAAAAGTGTCTTTCTTGGGCGGCTTTATGTAAGTGTCCTTGATTGACGGCTCCTGGTTATATAATTCGAATATCATTTGTTTGATCTGTAAATACTCCATCTCAATTACTTCCTTATCTCCTCCGCTTTTGAAAGCAGCTTGGAGTCTATCCAGCTTGGCAACCATGTTGTTAAACTGAATATTTGGATTGTCGGACTTACTTCCTAAGAATGGAGTCAATTGATTTGCACCAAAACCATCAAGAGAACTGATCTCATAGAGCTTTATCTCAGGCACCAGCCATACATGGCCCATTGCTTCAGCGACATCGGGATTAATAAGTTTGGCAAGTATATCCTCCCACTCATCACTCTCGGCATGATAATACTCAAGTTGTAGATACCTGAACCCAATTGAATGCTGATCAATAATCCCTTCACTGTATTTGATAAGGGTTTCCTCACCTAGATCCGTTTCACTCATCCAACTCTGAGCCCGGAGTACATCCATGCCGTTGTATTTTGCCTCTTCAATCTTCTCGAAGCGTCCGATACCTTTCTGTAGATTGTGGTTTGATAAGTGCTTGATCTTACCGGGCAATGCTGATTGTGGACCTCTTTCGAGTATAGACTTAGCGCAGCATCCGGGTAGTAATACATCTCCAGCGGTATCAATGAAATAGTAAGTATTACCTATAAAATCAACCGTTCTGGCTGTTGTATCAACTTCCTTAAATGTATTCTTTCCATCGCTTTTTACAGCAAATGGCATGTTCAGTTTATCCTTTTTCGTTAATTCGTTCATGGCTTATACTTTTATAATTACGCCTACTTTTAATAATTGTGCCCGGTATTCTTCTCTTGTTATCGCACCGTCTGCAAGTGCTTTGGATAGTGCAGTTATCTCACTGTTGTGCATCTTCGCTCTACTTTCAAGATCATCCTGAAGGACAGGAACATGAGAGAAATCAGGATATAAGATGAGATTATCATCAGTGAGCCCCGTTCCTTGGGATAACATCGCAAGCCAATCAGTAGCCTCTGGGATAGTTGCATCCTGATACAGTTGCTTCTTTGCCTGCTCAACGTTGCTGAATGTTGTATCCGACTGAAATATCTGTATAGGGAACGCAAAGCCGTCTGCAATTGCGTTCTGATCCTTAGTCACCTCAGTAAATAATTCTAATTTCTTAATATCGGTAGCCATGGACACAAACTCAAGGCTTGCATTTGTTACAAGGAACTGAGCTTTCTTTTTCGTAAGTCCGTATTCATGATGGAGTTTGTTCTGAATTTCCTCCTTATCACCTTGGAGCATAGGCATTGTTCCCGCCTGATCCTTAGTTTGATTAGCGATGATGCCCATGGGAGAGTTACCTTGTAGTATCCCTCTGGCTCCGTATGCGGTTATGATATTCTCACACACCTGAGTCAACGCTCTCACCTTTGATGTTCCTTTGAGGTATTTGGTAAGATCATTCCTTGTATTTATCTGAACATCGTTTGAATGGATAATCTCTTCAGGCTTATAATGAAGGGTACTCCCGATATATTCAAACTGATATTCATCAATGATTTTATCAACGTCCGTTTGATTGAAGATAACTGTCCGAGTCTTTACCGGGATAATCTTTGCATTTGCTGATGGAAGATTCCATAAGGCCTGAGACTTCTTTTTATCCGTTCCAAATATATTATGAATGAAAGCGTTTCCGAATATATCTTTTAGTATCGATGCCTGATTTGCAAACTCTGTGAAGTTTTGTAATACGTTTGGATTCTGTAGCATATCCAGGAAAGGATGCTTATCTACCTCTTCACCTGTCTTTGTGTTTCTCATCTTTGGCTTCATAGATGCGAATACCTGAGCCCGGTAGTTGATGATTGCTTGTAGTTCCGGGACCTTCTGATAGTATGAAAATAGTTTATCATCGCTGGCATCGGCTCCATCTGATAGGTAGTTACCCATCCAACTCATAGGCATAAATAGATTGTCTGCCGTGCCTATGGCTGTAGATTTCGTGTTAATCGTTCCGTTAATTTTCATTTAGAAAGCAATTTATTAAACACGTAAGAGTCATATTCTACCTCTATATTGAAAGTTGCCGTAAATAGAAAAAGCGACGCAATGGCCACTAAATCAAATACTATTCGTAAAATAAATGTGCAGATTGTGAAGGGTAGTATCACAATGGTGAGGGCAACAAACAATAAATTCCTGATCTTCTTTCGCATAATTTACAGAATTAGGAGATTCAAAAAACCTGGTATAGACTCAAGATATCCGCTCCTTCTTTCTATAAAATATATCGCTTATCCAATGCAAATGTAGTAAATGAATCTATCAATGTCAAATAAAAATCCCTCAGCTATGAACTGAGGGACTTAAACCTAAACTAACCAACTATGAAAAAACTATGTCTATGAGCAATAAATGTAGTCTATTTATCAGTAACAAGCAAATATCACAACTTATTTTAAATACTAACAATAGAAAACCTTTATCCCTGACTCTTAGAATTGTTTAAATATTACTATCTAACTGGCTATTGTTAACGACCCCTGTACCTATTTATTAGGTGATAGACCTCTCAGCTCTATCGTTTATCATATAGTCTTTACTGATTGTCAGGACCAAGTTGACAGTTAATCAGTGCCTGGAATTGTTTATGCGTAAAAACTATTCTCGTTTCCAAGATAACAAAGTCTTTTCCCTATTAAATTCTTATACTCTGGTTTTGATTTGTTCAGAGTAGAACACAGGGCCGGGAAATTTATATGTAAAAAAAGCCCTGAACTTTTACATCCAAGGCTCCTTTTGACTGATTGCCTCTACACCCTTTCGGGTCCTGACAGATAGAAACAATCTTAAAATCTTTAGTATTACAAATCTATGGTTTGAATTTCTCACCTGTCAGGATGCGTAAATTCAATGGTAAAGATACAATTTTATTTAATACGGGTCAAATAAAAAAACCCCACTATCTAATAATGAGGTTTAGTCGAATTAGGCTACTGCCTTTAATTCTCTTGGTGCAAAAATATTGCGATTTACTTTGTAGTTCTCCTTTCGTAGTCAATTACCGGATCACCCCCATGTTGGTTGTTCATGGCACAACCATAAGCCAGGGGCCGAGTGGTTACACTGGGCGGTCCACCATCTGAAAACTTCTCATTCACAGAGTGGAGGTGCGGGGATTCGAACCCCGGTCCAAACGAATGTCAACGAACTATAACAAATATAGTCTATTATTCAATACCAGCCAAACAAAAAGCCCTGCAATTACGCAAGGCTTTTCTGGAAATGTTAAACCAATCATTAATGAATAGTTTATATATGATTTTGGAGAATCGTTCTGAGGTTATTCGGGATGAAGCGACTCTCTGAGGAATAGCAATACCGAACGGTACTTTTCCATTGTGTTGATTTTTAATTGATATTCTATTTTCTTAAAAAATCCCGTCTTATAAACGCAGCCAGCCCAGCCAAAGCATCTAAAGCATCATCGTTATCTTTACTCTCCCATGTAACTGTTGCCGCCTGTTTCATAAATTTATCAAGCTCTTCATTGGGATGCTCAGGGAAATACATGAACTCCAGCATCCATCCAATTTGAGATAAGATCCTCTGCATCTTGTTCACTTTTGAGAATATCCCCCTAAATGGTACCGACGGATTTAATTCTCTGATCCTGGCAAGGAAATAATTACCAGCACTATTTGTCTCAATGCATCCTGAGTCTTTCTTGTGCCTGACTATCCGCTCAGTCAAGACCCCCTCATTTGTATGAAGGTTGACCAAGTTGAACAATGCATCGGTTATGTATATTTTATCTCCCATAATCCTCCCTATGGGAGCTGCAAAGTGATCTTTTCCCTCATCAGC